AAACAAGCATCTTCTTTCGCTGACCTACACGGACAACGAAGAGGATAAAACGGACGACCTGCAACTATCGCTTGATGACCGCGAGGGCGTGTGGCTGGGAAACTGGCTGAACACACCCGGCGCGTCAAAGGGCGTGGAAATCTCCGCCGTCATCGTTCAAAAGAATTGGGAATCCAACGGGAAAGACCGTGTGCTTGACTGTGGCGTTTTTGAAATCGACACCGTGGACGGGAGCGGCCCGCCCGCAAAAGCGACCATCAAGGCCGGGTCCATTCCCTACAAGTCCACCGTGCGGACGCAGAAGAAAACGAAAGCATGGGAGAACTACACGCTTTCCAGCATCGCAAAGGAAATTGCGGGCAAAAACGGGCTTACCTGTATGTTTGAATCCGCGTTCGACCCTCTGTATACCCGGAAAGAGCAGATACAGGAATCGGACATCACCTTTCTTCAACGGCTTTGCAAGGCCGCGGGAATCAGCCTGAAAGTTACCGCAAAAATCATCGTTCTTTTCGACGCGGCGGCTTATGAGCAGAAAGACGCGGTGCGCGTCATCAAGCGCGGGACGGCGGACGTTAGTTCGTGGTCCTTTTCAACCAGCTTGCACGACGCGTCATATAGCAAGTGCCACGTTTCCTATACCGACC